CCAGCATGATCTTGTTGACCTCGAACTTGGGTTTGTTCTCGTACTGGTCCCAGAGTGGGCCTTCCCACTGGCTGCCTGCTAAGGAGTAGAAGCGTCTGTCTTGCAGGCATTGCAAGCGCTCGTCGCGCAGTGCGCTTTGCACATCATCGAATTGCGCGAGGGCTTCGTCGTGCAGGTTCGCAAGGCGTTGATCGTTTGAGAGTCGGGCCATGTTATATCCTCATTTTGTGTGATTTTCTCACCATTTCTTTACATTTGGCAATGGAGTGAATGTTGCAGGCTTCGTGATGGCCGATCGTCTCACACCTTCGCAGGCATAACGCAGGGCATCGATCACGTGATTTTTCTTGTCTTCGAGCACCGGCAAGATTTTGCCGGTCAGTGGGTCTTGCTTGTAACTGTACAGCGTCAGCTCGTCAATGGTGTGGATGCACCGAGGGTGCACGACGATGTCGTAGTTCTTCAGGAACTCAATGCCTTCCTCGACCGACTTCGGACCTTTGACCGCTGTCATGATCTTTGGAAAGCCATTTTTTTTCATGTGGCTGATCGTCTCTGGCCTTGCTGAGTCGGCCACGATTGGCCACTTCTCGGCCTCGGGCACCTGCATAAACAGCTCGGGAGTGTTCACGATCTCGCAGCCGACCATGTATGCCTCGTAGTCGATGTAGAGCGTGCGGCCAATGATGTGGCATCGCACCAGTGTGGTCGGGTCGACCGCGAAGCCCCAGTCTGCACCGAGCCTGTGGATTGCGTCTGGTGGTGCCTCGAAGTCCTCGACGCGCCAGTTCTTAAACACCCTGGTGTTGCTGTTTGTGAGGTAGCTGCCCATCCAGACATGCTGGTATTTGTCTGGGTCGCGCCTCTTGTCGTATTCCATTTCGTCGCGCAGGACTTGTGGAAACCAAGGGTTGTCGGTGAAGTTGACCTTCAAGACTAGAGCATCTTTTGGTGGTGTCGGACCGCGCAGCAGGAAGTCGACAGGGTCGTTTTGCTGGCGCGGGTTCCATGTAAACCACAACTCAGAGTCTGGCTTACGGATTGTTGGCCGCAGCAGGTCGAGGCTGGTCTGGCTCAGGCTTTGAGCCTCCTCCACCCAAGCGCAGTCATAACCTTCGAGCGACTTTATCGAGTCGGCTGTGTGGTTTTGCATGCCTTGGAAGATGATCATGCCATCGCCCTTCTTGGACTTGATCACGGCCTCCTGCACCTCGAAGTACGCGCCAGCGTTCATTTGCTCGATTTTCATTTCGAGCAGGCGCTTGACCGACTGGTTAAGCGACTTCTGGATTTCACGCACGCAGACGCTTCTGCGCTTCTGGTCCATGATGTGGGCCTCGATCATCAGCTCGGCAAACATGTGGGACTTGCCAGAGCCTCGGCCACCCCAAGCGCCTTTGTATCGGCTTGGCTCCAGCAGTGGCACTGCCCACTCAGGGGTTGGAAGCTGTAAAACTGTCATGCCTTGACGACCACGCGCTCAATTCTTTGCACCAGGGGATTGGCAGGATCGCCAGAAACTTCGATCTTGTCGCCAAACTTCTTTGGGGCCATCTTGGACAACAGCCATTTGCGTGTGTCAACTTGCAGTCTGTGTTTTTGCACTGCCGCCCAGTCTTTCTTGCCATCAACGGCCACGCCAACGTCTTGATCGCTGATCTCCATGATCTCTGTGGCCATGCGTTCGATCAGGTCTTCCCTCGCGCGCGCGTAATTCTCCGCAAGGATAGCATCATCATCCACCCAGCGTGAGAAAGTGCTTTGAGGAACACCAGCTGCTTGACATGCTTTGAAAGCGCTCAGGCCGTTTCGCATGCCATCGAGCACCATCTGGCTGATCACGGCTCGGTCTTCACTGCCAGGCTTAGTTCGCTTGGTTGGCGCTTTTGCTTTGTGTGATTTTGTGGTCATGATGCATTGTCCTTCATGTTTTCGATTCGCGCCAGTTTCATGGCATCTTTTAAATCCATCCTGAGTTGCTCGTTTGCGGCCTGCTCATCTTGGAGTCGGATGTAGACCTCATGTGCAAACTTGGCTAGTGTGTCATGTTGCCATGTTGTGAAGTTTGGGGTTTCACGTTTGTTTTTCATGTTAGTACCTACTCACCTTTCTGTGGATAACTTTGTCCCGAATTTTCCGCATCCAGTTGCCCCTACTGCCCCTAACGTATACGTTTTAGGGGCGGGGCGGGGCGATTTAACTGGCTTTTGCCCCTAATCCCTAAAAACCCCTAGGGGCAGTCAGGGGCGTTTAGGGGCGATTCTTTTCTCCATTTTTCTGCATCATCATGGCACTGACTTGGGATTCGTTGATGAAAATCCAGCCGTGTTCGAATGGTTCAATTGTTCCTGCATTGAGCATTTGAGCAATGATTCCATCCTGCCTGCTGGCCTCTGTTTTGTTCTTTGCTGTGCGTTCTGACATGCCATCCTTAACCAAAAGATCACGCAGTGATGATCTGCTGAGATAGGGTAAACCATTACGTTCTTCTGCACCAGATGACCACCATGCACGCTCAACTGTCCGATTGTTTTCATCGTGTTTGGATGGTTTCTTGTGTGGTTTTGTGGTTGCCGCATCATCGTCTGGAACGGCCACGCAGGTGGTTGCAGCACCTCCAAACTTGGTTGTTCCCATCTCAATGATCTCCAGTTTGAAGTAGATCGTCTCGCCTTTGCTTGGGAGTTCGCGCTGTTTTGTGACTGTCACTGAGCGTGTGCCATCTTTTTCTGTGACCTCGATCTCGGTGTCAATGTGTGCTCGGATGCCTGACCAGCCACGTGCGCCTTTGGCTGCATCTTTGCCATTGTGGTGGATGATCATCAGGGCAGCGCCTGTGGCCGTGGCCACTTGATCGAATCTGGCCATGACTGGCCCCATGTCTTCACCGCTGTTTTCGTTGGCTCCTGCGCTCATTCTGGCCAATGTGTCGCCAATGATTAAGCGCACCGGCTTGCCTTTGATTTGCTCGACTGCTCGCACCAGCTCAATCACATCATGGGCATCTTGGTCGCCTGAGTAGAAGTTCATGGGGACTGGCACCATTGCCAAGTTCTCTAGGTTGCAGCCGTGAAACTTTTTGATGGCCTGCATGCGTGACCGAATGCTTGCTGGTGCTTCGCTGGCCAGATAGACCACCAAGCCTGGATCAGTCTTCCTGCCATAGCAGTCTGTGCCTGTGGCGATGGCTGTGGCCACCGAGAGTGCCCAGAATGTCTTGCCTGAGTTGCTGTCGCCATAAACCACCACCGAGCTGCCAATGGTCATCAGGCCTTCGACCAGTTCGTCTGGCGCTTCATAGTCACTGCCAAGCTGGTCACCGAATACGACTTTGAGCTTGTCGATCACCGCTGTGCCTGTTTGTTGGATCAACAAACCTGCCAGATCGTGGCCAGCCTGTGCATAATCGTTGGCATCACCGAGGATCGGAGGCATAACCATGCGTGCACCGTATTTGGCGCTGGCTTGCTCTGCATAGCGTTGGCCAACACCGCTTTGGTCATGGTCTGCGACGATCACGATGTCTTGAGTTGCTCCGTACATTTCCCTGAGTGTGCCGGTGACCGGCACCAGATTGCTGGCGCTGTAGGCCACCACGACCGGTCTGTCGGTGGTTTCATGGATTGTGGCTGCCGTTGCGAATCCCTCGGCCACGAATAGAGTGCCAGGCTCATCTAGTGAGCCTACCATCCAGAACTTGCCGCCTGTCTGACCGCCTGGGTGATATAGCTTTCCGCCATCCTCATCGATGTATTGCAGGGTGCTGAGTGTGCCATCTGCATCGTAGAGTGGCACCATCAATCTGCCATCGCCTGTAGTTCTCAAGCCGTGGGTTTGGATTCCTTTGCGCTTGAGATAAGGGTGATCTGGGTGAGCTGCCACACCACTAAGCCATATTTTCTCAACTGTATCGCTTGCGACTTTATGTTGGCGTTCTTGAGCTGCTTCACGCAAAACTTTTGATTCATTGATTCGTCTGGCGTGTGCCATTTCCTCAAATTCAGTGAGCTTGCGGCCAACATCAGCTCGCCATGTGACCTCAATGCCAGCTCGCCAGCATCCAAAGCGACCAGCTGGAATTCCATCACCAAACACCAAATACCAACCAGGCTTGTCGCCATGTCCTGGTGATCCTTTTGTGCCTGATCGAAATCGATGAATTTTTCCATCCATCAAGACTTCGTCTGGTGGCTCAAGGCCAGCTGCACGCATTGCATCAATCAGTTGATTCTCTGCTGGTGCAACCAGTTTTTCTGGAGGTGGTGCCCAAGGTCCACCAAGGACTTTGGATAGATCAGCCATGTGTCACCGCCTGCCTGTCAAAGTAAGCAAGCAGCCTGCGCACAGTCTCGTACTTTGGCTCTGTCTTTCCTTCTTTTAGGCGATACAGCGCATTGGGATGGACTCCAGCTTCACGTGCAACAACTTGCAGATTTCGGTCTGCCAGCATTGCTCTGAGTTTTTCAAGTTCAGGCATTTTTTTCACCTCTTTAAAAAAATATTTGCGTTTGGTGTTGACACTTTACCATATTTTGAGTTAAAGTCTAGCCACACCTCGAACTGATTCCCAGACGGAGGTGCAAAAAAAAGGAGAGCCAAATGGCTATCAATTTGAAATCGACCGGCAGCTTGTCTGCCAATGGAGTGAAGTTGTTGGTGTACGGCCAAGC